GTCCTTTTTAGACGGGCTAAGGCGGACAATTTTTTCTATGGTGTAAAATCCCAAAAGTATCCATTCCCAATTTGCTGTTAAAAATTCAGTCATTTTTATTCTCCGTTAAAAATTTAAACTCGGGTGTTGTTTCTTGTGATGTTTATAACACAAAACAACTCCACTTACTTTACTATAAATATGATAATCTACTATTTTTCGTTATTTTACCCTTTAATTCATCATAATTAAAATTGTCCTGATTAACTCTAATAAAATTACATTTCAATTTTTTTTCAATTATTTGTTGTCTCTCTATGTCTTTTGATTTCAATTTACCATTTTCATAATGTGCTGGTTCATCCCATTCTATTACCATATTGTGAATGGGTTCATAATAATCTACAAAATAACCACTTATTTCTTTTTCCCCACCATTCATTGCATGATGACCATTTAAATTTAATTCATTATTTAATTTATCAAAAATTTTACAGGCATTTCTATTAAAATTTACAAATTGATTTGGAACAAACTCTGTTAATCTTTTTATTGCACCTCTTCTATAATTTTCAATAGACTCCGATGATAAATTTTCTTTCAAATGTGATTTTGCCATTCTACGTTTGGTTTCTTCCGAATGGTTTATTACTTGTTTTTTCCTTGCAACTCTTAATTTTTTAATAGTATTTTTCGTAAAAAATAGTTTTGGATTGTTTCCTAATTTACTACACGATCTACAATTTCTATTATGAGTTATTGCATCATTATATGCTGACCTATTATTATATTCTATTAAACATTTACAACTTGGACAATTTCTATTAAAATTTGTAGTATATTCATATTTTAATTGACAACAACTCTTGCAATTTCTATCATTTTTAATAGAATTGTTTAAAGCATATTTATTATTATATAACATTTCCTTATTACATGAAGGACAATTTTTACAATATTTTTTCATAACCACTTAAAGTAATACTTTAATCAAAATTGTAAAATCGCGTAATCGTAGCGAAGAGTCAATGTAATATCAACTGGATCCGTTGTGTTTGCCCAATCCAAATCATTAAAAGTAGCAGACTCAATAAAAGTTCCTTTCAATGTCCATTCTTCAACTTTATCACCTACTGGTCCAAGAACATTGATAGTAACATCTTTCTTATAAAAATCTGTATATCCATCTCTTCCTGTTACGGACTCGTGTGATAGTCTTACCCACTCCATAACTGCCTGAGCTGCCGAAGGAACAACAGGATCATAAAGTGTTATTTCTACTGTATCCCAAGCACCTTTACCTTTAACATATCTCCTTACATTAATATGATCCAACTCAATTGTTTCAAATGTAATAGTTGGTCTATTAGCTGTCTTGATAAGATACGCCGGAATACCTTCAATGTACATGATATACCGATTCTTAGTCTTCGGCTCGAAGGGTGTAAACATTATTTCTGACGGATCAATTAGTTCTGGCATCCTGTTTCTCCTATAAAATTTTCTGTTTCACATATAAATATAAACAATTTCAAAAATCCTTTATTTTCAATTTCACTATTTTTCCAAGTTTTTTAGAAGGTTTTTAAATCTTCTCTTATATAAATAGTTTTTTGCATAAAAAACCCCACCATAGAGGCAGGGTTTTTTTGTTTTTATATGTAATTTGTGAATTACTCTGGGAAAGTAGCTCCAGTCGGTAGTACCACAAAGTCAAGAACGATAAACTCCGCTGTTCTTGTGGGTTGAATAAAAATCTGTCCAACGAGACGATTTCTATCAATCACATCCGGAGTATTATTTGTTTCGTCCATAACTACACGGAACGCCGTTAATCCACTATTTGCCTGTACTGACTCTAAGAACGGATTCACTATATTCAAGAATCTACTTCTTGTTGCTGAATCGTTCTGCTCGAATACCAAGTATCTAGACGAACTTGCAATGAACTTCTTAAGTCTAATCAGCAATCTACGAACATTAACCCTATCAAGTGCTGAAGGTTTGGATTGCAGTGTTTTCTGCCCCCAAACAACTACACCCTGACCTGGGAATGTTGCGATTGGATTAATTCTATCTTCATACAATTCATCTCTATCTGAATGACTTAGCCGTTTCTTAGCCTGAACAACAGTTGTCAAACCACCACGATTTAGGCCTGCTGGTGCAAACCATTCGTGAGCAACTTGGTCAGTGTACGCTATCACACCTGGTAGCACACATGACGGTGGCACCCAAACTGGTTTGTTAGTATTTCTATCAAGTATCTTGACCCAGGGATAATATGTTGCTGCATAATTCGTATCTAGTGCATTAATTGCACTTGTTGCAGTTGAAATATTATCATCAATGTCAAAACCATCAAGAATATACAATGCATCACCTCTGTCTTCCATTTTACTAATACCGTGATTTGTTACAGCAGGATGCAATCTGTGAAGTATTCCAGGAGTTACTAACAAGTTAATGTCAAACTCATCTGGGTTACTTATTGCAGTAATTGCTCTCTTGTAAGATTTTGTTCCACCAGTTGTAGCTGAAGAACAGTTAAATCCCTGTGTATTTGTGGTTGCAATGTTGGCTCCAGTATGTCTAGCTACACCAGGATTCAATCCGTTAAATCCATATTGAAATGGAACAACAAACTTTCTCTGTTTAATATGAGAAAGTGCTAATGTTACTTTTTCAGTACCATCAGAAACAGTTGAAGTTGATCCAAGTGATGCAGATGAAGCTGAGTGTCCTAACATATTCTCTAGACTCATACTTACATTACTTCCAGCCGTTTCAGTACTCGGAACTGCTTTCAAATACTGTTGATTATCAGGATTACTGAAATCAAATCCATAAAAACGACTAGAATTAAATGTATCTGGGTCGTTTTCGAGTACCTGTACACGAACAAAACTCGCTGTCGGTAGTGTTCCAGTATGTGGATCAATTACAGTTTTATGTCCCATAGGAACAACTGTTTTTGGATAAGCTTCCAATTCTGTAAAATCTCCAACTCTGATGTGTTTAGACATATTTGGATAATCACCCGCATAAGTTAAATCACCATTATCATCATTAGAAATAGTCACATACTGATCACCAATTCGCCTTGCAAAGTAATTCGGACTATCAGGATCAAATGTAAGATCATCAAACTGTTCAAGAACAACATCATCTGCCTCTTTCCAAGTTATTTTATCAATCTCACGAACCTGCATTGAAAATGTCCCGTAATCACTACCTGCAACTGCTGATGCTGCTTTAATGTTCAGAAAAGCAATCTTGTATTTAGTGTTCACCTCATCGCCATGCGAAAGAGTATAAACTCTAAACAAATCATACCTTGCATTACTGACTGCCTGAGACTGAATCAACGGTGTCTTTGCAGTTGAATAAGCCTGAGTAGCCGTAAGGTTCAATGTCTGAACACTGGCTGTTAAAGCTGCCGTGGAAATACTAGCACTATAGCCAGACTGCCAAAACTTAAAGTTCGAATACAAGTAAACTGGAACTGTGTCCGTTCCAGACTTCTGAACTTGTGGATCAGAACTAAAAACTTCTGCAACATAATCTGCACTTGAAGTAGTAAACGATACTGTTTTTGATAATGCAGTAATATCACTACCACTCAGATTAAGTACAAAACTACTCGCCGTTCCTCCTGCAGTTACAGTGGATAGACTAAGATCCCCTGTTCCACTTGAGCCACGAGAAGGTGCAAATGCAGCCAAAACTGTTCCATGATCACTGCCACCTGTTACTTCAACTTGTAGTAAGTCAACTGAATATCCATCCCAACCAAGTACTCTAACAACGGTCACTGTACCGGCACTTCGTAAATAATTTTCTACCGCATAAGGTGTGTAATAATCTTTGTCAGTAGATCCAAACACTTCTTCATACTCTGAGAAACTTCTGATAATTGTGGGAGTGAATGCAGGACCTTTAACTGTTGGTCCAATAATTGCTGCTCCTATTTCAGAAATACCTTGAGGAAGAAATGATAGGTCTCTTTCGCGAGTAAAAACTCCGGGGGATACTATACGCTCTGCCATATTTTCTCTCCTATTTAGTTATTAAATAATATATAAAACAATTCATATCAAGTATAAATATAACTGACAATCCTCAAACCTTTATTTTTAAGGACTTTTATGTAATTTAAGTTGTTACTGTTTCTGGTGTGAATGTTCCAGTTGTTGGATCAAGAGTGCCTGGTCCGTATTTCTCATTGAGCTCATTCACCAAATCAACTTCAGACTGTTGTATTTCAGTATACTCCTTTTCAATCTGTTCTTCTGCTTGATCTAGTGCAGCAAACTGCTGTTCCATCTGTAATCTCTGCACTCTTAATTGTCCGAACTGTAGTTGTTTTTGCTGATATCCGTTTTGAAGATCTGATAGTTTCTTCATTTCTTCTTCAGTAAATTTAACCTCTGATTCGAGCTTTTGAGCTAATTTAGATTCTTCTTGATTGTTTTCTGCCATTGTAACTTCTCCTTTTTATAACTGTTATAAATTTTTTATTTGATTGTGTTCCTGTTACTGTCTAAAGTAATATCCATTTCCATATGCTTCTAATCCAGATAATGAATCAAAAAATTGCGTGATATGTTCTGCTAATATAATACCGCATTGATTGAATCTGCTTCTTTAATTCTTTAAGCCATTCAGCAAAGGTCACAGCTGTGCATAGTAAGTAGAGAATAATCGACATACTATGTATTCTACAGCTATACCAGCTACCAATACCACCGCT